CAGCCAAGGGCGTTAGCTACGAAACCGGTGACGACCTGGACAAGGCCACCACCCGGAAGGCTATCGACATGATCACTGGTGGCATCAGTGAGCGTGGCGGGCAAAAGGTCATCAAGCCCTACGGAATGACTGACGTGGTGTTCAACAAGGTTGTGGACATTGAACTGGAAGGCCTGGCCAAGCGCACTGCGTTCCCCGTCGGCCAGCTGGAGGACATGCCACTTGAGCCTGTGCCAGGCAAGGAGGGCGTGTACTACCTCATGAACGCGGGCCGCATCCAGGTGGACCCGAAGACCAATGAACCAATGATCGTGAGGGTGAAATGAGCTGGCTCAACGAGATGGTGGATGCTGGTGAGGTGGCCAGCCAGGAACAGCTGTACGACCGCACAACCGAGAAACTGGCCCCGGGCGTCTTCACTGGCGCCTTTGGTGCGATTGGGCCAGGCCTGGCGCGCGGCATGATCGAAGCCGGGCGCACGGTTCAGACCACGGCCTTGCAGCTGGGCAGCGCGGCAATCGAGTCCGACCTGTCGGTCGGCGCCGGCTATTTCCCTGAGTTCGAAGATGGCCAGACCGAGGCGCAGCAGGAATTTGGTGAAAGCCAGGCCCGCCGGATTGGCGAAGAAACGGCCAAGTCAGTGATGGACCTTCGCCCTGACCCAACAGAGGTCGGTGTGGTCGGCCAGATCTTGGGGGAAGCTGCGGCAATCCTGCCGCGAGCCGTGGTCGGCGCTGTTGCAGCTGGACCTGTGGGAGCGGCGGTTGCTGCTGGTGCGCCGGCAGGCTACAGCGGCAAGCAGGTGGCCATGGCCGAAGGCATCGACGAGGACACTGCCAGCCTCAAGGGTTTGATCGACGCCGGCACCGTCGGTATCGGCGCCATCCTGCCGGCGGCTCGCTTTGTTGGCCCGGTGCTGGGAGACGCAGCGATAGCTGTAGGAGCGAACGTTGGCTTGGGTATGGCCGGGCGCGGTGCCACTGCCGCCATCCTGGAGAGCGGGGGCTACACCACCCAGGCCGCGCAGTATCGGGTCATGGACGGCACGGCGCTGGCCACCGACGCAATTCTTGGGGCCGCGTTCTTTGGCATCGGCCGGGCCGGTATGAGGCGCCCAACCACTGACCAGGTCGACGCAGCCCTCACCGAACGCACAACGCAGCACTTCGACGTTGATGCAGCACCAGGTGCGCCCATTGACCCAAGGTCGGCCATGTCGCACCAGGAAGCGCTGCGCACAGCTATTGCTCAGCTCAGCCGCGGCGAACCGGTGGCGGTACCAGACAGCATCCACAGCGCTGAATTTCTCCGTGGGAGCGAGGCGCCAGCACCCAAGGTGCCGACCCGTAATGAAGCCATTGCCAGCGCACGCCAGGAGCTGGAGCCAGTAGTGCGCCAGGAGCTGGAGCAGGAAGCCGCTGGCGTGCTCCCCAACGTGGCCGACATTCGCACCGAGCTGGCCGGCCTGCAGCGCAACCTCGAAGGCCTGGACGCTACCTACCGCGACCGGGCCAAGCAGTTTCAGGCCGATGGCCTGAGCCGTAAGCGTGCAGAGACTTCGGCAAAGCAGGCTATCGAGGACGAGCGCCAGCAGCTGACCGACCGCGTCACCGCCCTAGAAGAATCCTTGCAGGGGAATCGAACCGGGGAGCTTGCCCGCCGTGACTTGGCAGCGTTGGTGCGTGGGGAAACCCCGGAGCGTCTGCAACCACGCCTTGAAGAACGGGCCGACCAGATCATTCAGGGCTTCCAGCCAAAGCCACTGGCTGCTGGCGTAACTAAGGGCAATGAACGCCTAAGCCTTGCTGCCGCTGCTCGCGCAGAGATCGCCCGCTTGGTTGCCGAGCAGGATGCGCTGCAGCCCCGGCCTGAGCCGATTGGCCTTGATATCGTTGCGCCGAAACGCGCAACACCTGCGCAACAGGCTGCAACAGAAGGGGCGAAATCTGCATCGAAACCGGCTGAAAGCGCATCAGAACCAACAAAAAGCGGATCGGATAAGGCTGATACTGCATTGCCGGAGAAAGACCCCGCCGACCTTGCCAGCCCCAGCCAGGCCGAGGCCGATCCCACCATTCAGCTGGCTGACGAGATCATGGCCCGAGTGGATGACATGCATCTGCCCACCGGCATGCTGGACGATGAAGGCCGCCCGGTCACCGTCTCTGCCCGCGAGTTGCTGGCGCAGGCTGACGACGATATCAAGGCTGCCCAGCAGGATGCCCGAGGATTCGCAGCGGCAGCGGCTTGCTTTCTGCAGCGCGGTTTCGGTTGAATGAGCAATCTGCCATCACAACTAGAAGGGATCACCATGAAATGGCTTTCGCTGGCATTGTTGCCGCTGGTCTTATCGGGGTGCGCGACTACAGCCAAATACGAGCAAGTGCTGCAAAGCTGGGTAGGTTCGAGCGAGCTGCAGCTGATTCAGAAGTGGGGGCCACCGCAACAAGCATATGAGACTGGCGGGCATCGGTTCTTGGTCTATTCGAGCAACGGCAATATGTACCTGCCAGGGACTGCTCCTACCTACCAAACCACCTACGTTGGCAACACTGCCTACACCAACTCATACGGTGGAACTCCAGGCATGAACGTAGCACTGTCGTGCGTGACCACCTTCGAAGTTGCCAATGATGTGATCACCAGCTGGAACTGGCGCGGCAACAACTGCACCTCGGAATAGCCCAAATAGTCGGGAAACCGTCTATCTCCCAACCATAGGCTTGCTCCATTCCCCCAGGAGCAAGCCCATGCGTCCCGAATGTATCCAGGCCGTCACGCAGGCGATTGGCCGCACGCTCAACCAGCAGGAAATCAAAGGCATCGAGAACCGGGTCCGCCAGAACATGAAGCAGCTGGCGCAGACAGACCCGCAGTGGCAATCCAAATCTGCCGCCGACCGCCTGACCGAGGCCGCGCGCAAGTCGGCGCAGGACTTGGTTGCCGAAGCTGACCTCAAGAAAAAGCGCGTTGCCCTGACCATCCTGGCGCACGACCGTGTGCAGTCCTATATGGCGCGTTTTCCCGACCAGCCACTTGAAGGCCTGGACCGCCTGCTGGCGTTCTCCAGTGACGGCAAGAGCGGCATTCTCTCGATTGAATCCGCAACCCGCGCCATCCGTGATGACGCACTGAGCCGCATGCTCGACGTTATCGATGTGACCAAGGGCAAGTTCATGGGCTTGTTCCAGGACCAGCAGGGCAATCTGGCGCTGGTTCGCGAGCTGCACGGGGAAGACTCCGGTAATGCGGCGGCCAAGGTGGCGGCCAAGTCGTTCCAGGACGTGACCGAGCAGCTGCGCTTGCGCTTTAACCGTGCCGGTGGCGACGTGGGCAAGCTCGATGACTGGGCCATGCCGCGCGACCATTCGCAGGTAAAGGTGGCCCGTGACCAAGCGCAATGGGTCAGCGACCACCTGAAATGGGCGAACCGTGGCAAGTACCTGAACGAAGACGGCACGCCGATGAACGACCAGCAGCTGTCTGACTTTCTCGGGCACGCCTGGGAAACGCTGGCCACTGGCGGCCTGAACAAGCTTGAGCCTGGCGCCGTCGCCGGCAATGGCATGCGGGCCAACCGTGGCAGCGAGTCGCGGCAGATCCACTACAAGGACGCCGAGAGTTTCATTGCTGCCCAGCAGGCCTACGGTGACAAGAACCTGCTTGAACTGCTGATTGGCCACATCGACCGGGCTTCGCGCGATATCTCCTTGGTCGAGAGCCTTGGGCCAAACCCCAACCACCAAATGCGTTACTGGCTGGAAGAAGGCCAGAAACAGCAGATGGACAAGGCCCTCAAGATTCCTGGAAAGAAGGGGGAGCAGGCCCGTGAAGCGGCAGATAAGCAGCGTAAGCGGATCGAAAGCCTGTACGAGGAAGTGGCCGGCACCCGTGAGCCACCTGCATCGGCAGCCATTGCCAACGGCTTCGACACCTATCGGGCGCTCAATGTGGCCAGCCGCCTTGGCTCTGCCGTTCTGACCTCCGTCACCGACCAGGGCACGCTGGGGCTTACCGCATCCATGAACGGCATGCCGGTCATGCAGGTGTTCGCCAACGAGTTGCGGATGCTGAACCCGGCCAGTGCGGCTGACCGTCGCTTGGCCCAGCGCGCAGGCCTCGGCCTGAACCAGATGATCGGCAGCCTGAACCGCTGGGGCGCCGATGGCCTGGGTACCACCGAGGCCGTTTCGGGCCGCATCGCCAAGTTCTCGCAGACCGCAGCGGCCAAGGTCATGCAGATCTCTGGCATGAACGCCATCACCGCCGGGGCACAGCGGGCATTCGGCGCCACCATGATGGACACCATCGGTAGCATGACCCGCCGCTTTCAGGACTTCGCCAGCATGGATGCTGCTGATGCCAAGCGGTTGCAGGCCATGGGCGTTACCGATGCTGATTGGTCGGTGTGGCGCCTGGCCCAGCCCGAGGATTGGCGCGGGGCCGGCGATGAAGTGCTGACGGCCGGCAGCATCTACCGCATTCCTGACGCCCAGCTCACTGCGCTGGCCCAGCAGTACAAGAGCACGCCAAAGCGCCTCAAGGATATGGCAGCGACCAAGCTGCTGGGCACTGTTCTGGACGAAACCAACATGGCCATCATCGAGCCGGGTGCCCGGGAAAAGTCGTTCATGCAGGGCGGGCTCCAGCGCGGCACCGTCAAGGGTGAGCTGGCCCGCAGCTTCTGGCAGTTCAAGTCATTCTCCATCGCCATGATGATGCGGCACTTCCGGCGCGCCATGGCTCAGGAAAGCGGCTGGGGCAAGGCCGGGTACATGGCCGCGCTGATGGCCAGCACCACCGTGCTCGGCGGCATGGCCATCCAGCTGGGCGAGCTGGTGATGGGGCGTGACCCCAAGAACATGCTGGACGATGGCGCCCTGGGCGTGCCTGGCCTGCGTTTCGGCGCTGCTGCCTTCCTCAAGGGTGGTTCGCTCGGCCTGTACGGCGACTTCCTGTTCAGTGACCAGACACAGGGTGGCCAGTCTGCCTTGGCTGCTCTGGGTGGCCCCATTGCTGGCGATATCGAATCCATCTTCAAGCTCAAGGGCACGGCCGCTGACGGCAACGTCGACAGCACCGGTGGCAACCTGGTGCGCTTGCTCAAGAGCCACACGCCGGCGGCGAACCTCTGGTACACCAAAGCGGCCACCGACCACATGATCTTCCACCAGCTGCAGGAATACTTCTCGCCCGGGTACATGCGCCGTATGCGCCAGCGTGCACGCAAGGAGTTCGGCCAGGAGTTCTGGTGGGAGCCGGGCGAGATGACCCCAGACCGCGGCCCGTCGCTGGGCGCCGCAGTAAGAGGCCGGTGATATGCGCGACGATCAGATCGTAAGGCTGCAGGCGCTGACCGAGCGCCTGGGCGAAGTAGTCATCACCGAGGTGGATCCGCACCAGTGGCCCGGCGCCGACAAGCCGCCGGCCGAGCTGACCCAGCAGGAGCGGGGCGACCGCTACTGGTGCAAGAAGAACGCCGCGGCCACCATGACCTTGCTGCTCAAGGTGGTGAACATCGCCGGCATCCTGAACCGCCAGAAGCCTGCGCCGGATGCTGGCAAGGAGATCGACGAACTGGACGGCGAACTGGCGGCGGCAGAGCGCGAAGCCCAGGCCATCATCGAGCGGATGCAGAAGGGCGGGAATGTCCACTGAGCCAGAGAAGAAAGTAAGCCTGCTGGTCTTCTTCCTGATTTGGGCAAAGCGGATGCGGTGGGAGGTCCCGGACATTCACGTCCGGGCACTGATATGGCTGGAGGCCAAGGGCCATCTGGCCGTTTTGCGTTGTTTCCGGGGCTTCGGCAAGTCCACCATCCTGGCGATCTACAACGCCTGGCGGTACTACAAAGACCCAGCCTTCCGCATCCTGCACCAGTCCGAGGCCGATAACACGGCCTACAAGACCAGCCGGGATACGCAGAACGTTATCCGCAATCATCCGCTGACCCGCCACCTGCTGCCGCCCAACCAAGGCACGGTTGAGCAGTGGTGGGTTGAAGGCGCCGCCGACTTCCGAAACGCCAGTATGTTCGCCAAGGGCATTCTTTCGAACGTCACCTCGGCCCGCGCTGACGAGTGCCAGAACGACGACGTTGAAGTGCCCCGTAACATTGCCACCCCCGAGGCCCGGGAGAAGCTCCGGTACCGCCTGGGTGAGCAAACGCACATCCTGGTGCCCGGCGGCAGCAAGCTTTACATCGGCACGCCACACACCCATGACAGCCTGTACGACGAGATCGAGGCCATGGGCGCGGACTGCCTGACCATCCGCATGTTCGCCCAGGAGCATCGGATTCAGCTGGCCAAGGACACCCACTACACCCTGCCGTTCGTGCCAGAGGTTGTGTTCTCTGGCATCGGCAAGCACGCCCGCGTGCTGATCGAGGGCAAAGACTTTCTGCTCAAGGGGCTGCAACTGGAGTTCCTGGAAGCCCCGGGCACGCTGATCGACTGCTACGCCGGCAGCGCCTGGCCAAAGCGCTTCGACCTGATCGAGCTGCAGAACCGCCGGGTGGAAACCCGGACCATCAACGAATGGGACAGCCAGTACCAGCTCCATAGCAAGCCGGTCACCGACGTGCGCCTCGACCCGGCCCGCATGATTCCGTACGCCATCGAGCCGGAAATCCGCTACGCCAACGGCGCTTGCGCCATGTACCTGGGCACTACGCAGATTGTCGGGGCCGCAGCGTACTGGGACTGCTCGCTCGGCAAGATCAAGTCTGACGCTTCCGCCTTCTCGCTGATCCTGACCGATGCCCGTGGCCAGCTGTATTGGCAGGTGTGCAAAGGCCTGGAAGGCGAGATCGCCGAGTTCGATGAGCGTACCGAGAAGATCACCGGCGGCCAGGTGAAGCAGGTCCGCGACCTGGTCATCAAGTACCAGATCACCCGTGTGGTGGTGGAGACGAACGGCCCGGGCGGTTTCGTCCCGACCATTCTGCGCCAGGCCCTCAAGGGTACGGGGTGTGGGGTAGGGGAAGAGCACAGCAGCACCAATAAGCAAAAACGCATCCTCGACGCCCTGGAGTCGCCACTGTCGGCCAGCTTCCTGTGGGCCCACGTCGACGTTCTGCGCGGCCCGCTCTGGGACCAGATGCGTGACTTCAACCCAGCGCTTACCGATCAGGATGATGACTACCTCGATTCTGGTGCTGGCGCTATCGCCCAAACCCCTGTGCGCATTGGCCGGAACGTCGGGAAACCGACGGAAGTACGGCGGGACGATTGGCGCACCAACGCGGGCGTGCACGAGGTGCAAGTCGACTACTAGCCCGCACAGAACGAGGTGTGAGTCGATGGCAGTTCAAGACGGCCCAATCTTCAAGCGGTATGCAGCCAACGGGGTTGCTGTCACTTATGCAGTTCCATTCCTGCTACTGGGGCCAGAAGATCTTTATATTTCCCTCAATGGGGTTCCGGTAACTACGGGGTTTGTAATTACTGGAATAGGTAACCCGGAAAGTTCGGTTACCTTCACTACGCCCCCATTGGGCGATCTTCTGTTCCAGATGAAGGTTGAGTTCCAGCGGCTGATTGACTACCAGCTGAACGGCGACTTCCTTTCCAGCACCGTAAACCGCGACTACGACCGGATCTGGCTGGCGCTCAAGGAAGTGAAGAATGATGTTGGCCGGGCGCTCACCGTGCCCGAGCTGGAGCCGGAAGGGGTCATCAACCTGGCCAGCGCTGTTGCTCGGGCCAACAAGATCCTGACGTTCGGCCCAACCGGTAGTCCCACGCTGTCGCTGCTGACCATTGGCGAGATCGAAAACCAGCCAGAGCTGGCCAGGCAGTATGCGGAGCAGGCCGGGCAGTCGGCACAGTCCGCTGCCAACAGCGCTGCCACGGCGCAGCAGATCGCCACCCAGTTCGGTGACCTCAATCAGGCCATCAACATTGCCCAGGGTGCCGCCAACTCGGCGGCCACCTCGTCTGCAACTGCTGGGCTCTACGCGACCCAGGCCAACAACTCGGCCACGCTCGCCCAGTCGGCTGCTGAGGCGGCGCTTATCAATGGCGACATTTATCCAGATCTGGCGTCTGGCGTGGCCGGCACTGCTATTGGTGACTACTTCTGGGTTGTGTCTGCCGATGTGCTTGAGTCGCTGATCCTCTATCTGCACGTCTCTACTGGTGGCCTGGAGCAGAAGAAGTACCTGAGTTCTCAGGTTGATGAGCTGACCGTCAACAAGGCCAAGGCGTTTCCGCTCAAGCAAATGACGCGGGCCGGCGGCGTTTCGCCTGCCAATGATGTGATGAACCGGCTTGTACTGGGAGTGAAGATCCTGGGCGATGCCCAGTACATGCAGGGCAAGTACTACCGCATTGCGTATTTCCAGAACGGCGCAAACATTGGTGGCAATACCGGTAATGGGATCATCCTTGAAGAGTTCGATGCACAGACCTACGCAACGGTCGGTACTGGCGTAACTATCCACAACTACACAGATGGCGAAGTTGGGATAGTTCGAACTGGCGGTGTGCAGACCATTGCGGTTGTTCCCGCTCAGCGCCCAAAGCTTCGCTTCTTGATCACCATTGACGCAGCGGCCTTCCCGGCAGCAGGGACGCCGGTAAACTCGCTCACTTCGCCATTTGGCGGCTATTCCTGGATCGTTGAACAGTCCGCCTACCTGGCGATGCAGGGTATGGGCGACACAATCTCCATCAACAAGTACCGGGTATACCCGCAGAAGGCCAGCGCCCGGAACGGCGCGACCAGCGCTGAGCCATCAGCTTTCATGGCGGTGCTGTTGGACGTTCAGGTAACGGGCGCCAGGGCTGGCAAGCTCTATCGTGTCGCTTACTTCAAGAACGGCACTACCCTGATTTCGGGGCCTCCAGACGGCTGGATCATCGAAGAGTTAGACGCCCTCAATTACGAGACCGCCGCGAATCCGGCACTGACCGTCTACAACTTCACTGATCCTGCCCCGGATATCCCGCGCTCTGGCGTTCAGACCGTGGTGCTGAACAGCCCCACTGTCAGTGGCTTGTCGTTCCGGATCACTCTCGACACGACGGCGCTGCCTGCCTATGGGCAGCAGATCGCGAGCAACCTTTCGTTCCAGGCCGGCTACAGCTACATCATCGACCCGCAGCGCTACACCGTGGCTGCTGGCTCGGCCTCGTCCTCGACGCTGCCTGTTCAGTGGTCGCTGGATAACTCCGGGAACCTGATCCTGTCGTGGGCCAGCAAGGACAGCTGCTACCGCGTCCGCTTCGGCCTGCTTGGCGTCAACCAGGTGCCGAACATCCTGGCCACCAGCTGGGCGCCTGGGAATGACCTGAGCAGCGCGGTGTGGGTAGTTCTGAACACCACCGGCAGCGACTACCTGCCACCAATGCAGGTATCTGCCCAGTCGGGCGGTGATGGCGGATCGCTGGCGTTCACTGGTGGTGCCCACGGCTCGAACGGGGATGCTACCGGCAGCCCGACCGCTCGCAACACCTTGTACCAGGCCTTCGCTGACGGCCAGCCAATCCTGCCGGGCACGTCCGGACGGGCGTCTTGCGTCAGCATCCAGATCGTCAATGAGCTGATGGGGTACAACACGAAGACGCTGGGCCGGTACATCCTGCGGCAGTCCTTCGCCATCGATGTCACCCCGCAAAGCCTGGTAGTCACCGCTGATGTAACCGCGCTGGAGCCAATCAGCGTGCTGACCGACTACGCGCTGCAGGGGATTACCTTCGGTTACCAGGGCACGCAACTGGTGCTGGGTGGCCAGAACACTGCCCGCGTGCCGTTCGTGAGCGGTGCCCAGTCGCAATCCGGCCCGAAGTCGGCCTACCCGAATGCCTGGGCTGTGGTGTTCCAGGAGCCTACCCACGGGCAAATGACGCTGTGGATGGACAAGAGCTATGCGGACGGCGACGGCAAGTATGTGGACCCGGCCGGCGTACTGGTTCGCGGCGAGGCCACCACCAAGTGGTACCTGGGCGTTGTGCTGCCGGCGATCAGCGGCACGCAAACCCCGCACGACTTTGCAGCAGGCACCGGCTACAAGTACCGGGCCGGCTTGTCCTGGCAGTCGAATGGCATGCAACCGACTGGCTACGACTCGTCCGTCGCGATGAAGGTCCAAGGGGCGCATACCTTCGCCTACGGACTGCCTGACGCGAGTTTTGTCCGGGTCAGTTGATTTGTAAGGCACACATACGGAGGTGGTTTATGGATGTTCAGGCAAGCAGCACAGGCTGGGTCAGTGTCTACGCGAGCAGCGGTATCGCAGTCGGCACGGCCCTTGAGGTGCAGAACAAGAACTCCAACCTGCTGACCATGCAGGAAAGCGCGACAATGCCGTCGTCTGATGATTTCTCAGGCCGGCTGCTGCGCTACTGCGATGTTGCGGAGGTGTGGCCCGGCTCACCTGGTGTATGGGTGCGCGGGGCCATGAACATCATCCAGATCAACGTTCAGGCGGTGCCATCATGATCTCCCTGCCAAACCGGCTGGCGCGCCAGGCGCTGGCCAGGGCGAACCAGAGCCCGACCACGGCGCAGATGACAACGGCAATGGCCGCGGCGGGCGTCACGGCCATTCGCCTGACCGCCACCCTGGGCACGGGCGGGGCGGTGACTTTGACCTTCCCGTCACCCTACGCATCGGCGCCGACGGTGGTGCCGGTGTCCAGGTTCGTAGGTAACCGTGGGTACTTCGCTGTGGTTGGTTCGATTACGACACTGGGAGTCGAACTGACAGGGCGCAGGAATAAAGGTACCCTGCTGCTCAGCGACGGCCCCAACGAGGCGGCAGCCTCTGGTGACGTGGTCGAAGTGATGGTTATTGGCCGCCCAGCGTGAACGCAGAAGTACAGCGATCAGTACATCAGCTTGGCGTTATGATTGATTGGCCCAATAAACACGGGTGTTTTCGGTTCAGGTAGGGTGCCTGTCTCCGGCACCACATCCAGCTCCACTGCATTCCGCTGAATGCTTTGGAAGCCCTCTAAACCGGCCTTCTGGCCGGTTTTTCGTTTCCACGACCCTCCGTCGGGAACCAACTAAATCCCCAATAACCGGGGGTATTTTTGGGGTACAGCGTCTTTCCTGAATGGAGAACGTACCCCTATGCCACGCCTAGCCACTCCGCTCAGCGACCTCAAATGCCGCACGGCCAAACCGCGTGATCGTGCTTACAAACTGTTCGACGGCGGGGGTATGTACCTGTACGTCGCGCCCAGTGGCTCGAAGACTTGGCGGCTGCGGTATTTCAAACCCAGCGGCAAGGAGGGCACGCTGATCATTGGCAAGTACCCCATCGTTTCATTGGCCGTTGCGAGGACCAAGCGTGATGAGGCCAAGGCCTTGTTGCTCGATAACCTTGATCCGATGGAAGAAAAGCAGAAGGCCAAGATCGCTGCCCAGCGTGCGAGCCTTCTCTTTGAAACCGTTGCCCTGGAGTGGCACGTCGAAATGTCCCGGCGCTGGACTGAGAGCCATGCCAAGACGGTGCTTAGCAGGTTGCGCACGCATGTATTTCCACTGATCGGCCAGCGGCCTATCGCTGAACTCGACACCCATGATCTGCTTGAGGTCACCCAGCGAATCAAGGATCGCGGCACGATGGATGTTGCGCTGCGTGTGCAGAATTATCTATCCACGATCATGCGGGGAGCGAAGCGGGCGCGGCAGATCACTCAAAATCCAGCGCTCGATCTGGCCGGCTCGATTCAAGCGCCGCGTACCGTGCACCGTCCTGCGCTCTCGCTGAACCGCCTTCCTGAATTATTGAGCCGAATCGACAACTACACCGGTCGCGAGCTGACCCGGCTCGCAGTGCTACTGACGCTGCATGTGTTCGTGCGCTCCAGCGAACTGCGCTTCGCCCGGTGGGATGAATTCGACCTGCAGCGGGCGATGTGGGAGATTCCCGATACCCGCAAGCCGATTGAAGGCGTCCGCTATTCCACACGCGGGACCAAGATGAGTGGGGACATTCAGATAGTGCCGCTGTCGCCTCAAGTCATCGAGATCCTTGAACAGCTGCGCAGTTTGAATCGCTTCTTTGAACTCGTGTTGCCCGGTGACCACAGGTACTGGAAACCCTTGTCGGAGAATACGGTTAACCAGGTGCTGCGCAATATGGGGTACGACACCACCAAGGATGTCTGCGGGCATGGTTTCAGGACCATGGCTTGTAGTGCCTTGCTCGAATCAGGGCTGTGGACGGACGCGGCGATTGAGCGGCAGATGAGCCATCAGGAGCGTAACCGCGTGCGCGCTGCGTATATCCACAAGGCCCAATTTTTGGAGCAGCGTCGGTTGATCATGGCGTGGTGGAGTAACTACATCGACGCTAACAGGTCGGGCCATATCACCCCGCATGAGTTTGCCCATCCGGTAGGCGACAACGTCACCGCCTTGCCAAATGGTCATGGCGCATTCAATCGAGGGTGAGCCTGCAAGATCGGTGCTGGCTGCTCTTTCACGCGGGTCCATCCAAACAGGGCTGCAAAGCCGCCCTGTTTGGATGGACCTCACTTTGAAGAGCTATAAGCCACGACGATGTCCGGGATTTACCACGGAATTCCACCGGTGGATAACCGCATTTCACGTCCTCAATAGCGCCGAATTTCGATCCTTGACCGGATTTATCCACAGGCGTAGAACTGGCCGTGCAAGCGCTGTCGATGACAGCACCCCAGGTGGCCCAAACCTTCAAGGCCACGCCGCTCTCGCGGTGGTTCTCCCCAAGGGCGATTCGCATCCGGCAGCTCGCCCGGTCACTACCCATGTGATGGATGCTCTTACACATATGGCGCTCGTGCGCCAGCTACACCATACCTCGCTGCCCTGCAGCAACCTATCCGCTTGGCCGACTACTGCGCCAACCTGTGCCCGTCTCTTTCTGTGGAAAGAGACGGGCACTCTTACCACTGCTGCAACCCTGATCGCACAAGGCTTTGCGGCAATCCCCCTCGTGACAATCGGCGTGACAAACGCCGATGTCACCAGCAACAGCCATGTAGATGATGGTACCGCAGACCAAGGAATGGACTACACCTGACTGACAGTCAGGCATGCCCCGGTCATCGCATTGCTGCTTGCACATGGCTCAGGATCTTCAGGCGCAGGTCTCGTCAGCCAGCGCTGCCTCCACCCGCCCACCGGTTACGGTGCTCAGAAGGCCAGATCATGAGATGCCCTTGCTCCCGGACGTAAGGAGCCGCCAGTCCCGCGCTAGAGGACATCCCCACAGGTCGCAGGGGCCTTGATCCCTGATAACACTCAACATTCTTGGCGGGATGACGTGGGGCGAGGATCGGAGACCAGGCGATGAGGTGATTCGACATGGCATTGGTGGGTAGACGCGATGGCCGTAATTTCGGCTACGGCAGGCAACTGAGCTATGCAGGGCCGCAGGCGTTGAAAGACATGTTCGGCGGCGGCCACTATGGCACGGTGAAGGCACACTGTGATCGGTGGCAGGCATTCGTCAGATGGTGCCGCTCCGAACAAGGGCCAGGTATCAATGATGCGCGGCAGATTGATCGGAAGGTATTG